CGTGGCGCGCTGCGATTTGCTCGACTTCTGTTCTGCTGATGCCAAGCATGTTGGCGATACGACTCGCCGGCAGCGCCTCGGCCAGCGCCTTGATGCGCTCGGCAATGTGGTTGTCACGCAAGGCCGAAGCCCTGCGCAGGTGTTTCATCGGGTTGAAGTTGGCGGCCGGCATGATTATTGGCCAAGGATTTTCTTTACGTCGTCACGATCAAGCCACAACACAAGCCCAAGTTTGTTTGGCCCTTTCAGATCAAATGGAACTTCACTTGCAAACGTGTAAAGGTTTTCACCTTTCTTGCTGCGCATGTCAGTCAGGCAGCTGTCGAGCGGCTGAAGGCGAACATTGTCATCGCCAATTTTTTGAATCAGCTCAGTAATTCCGATGCCCATTTTTGTTTCCCCATTGTTTGTTAAGCCGGGGCCGAAGCCCCGGTGGTGATCAGTCGTAGATGGCGCGGCCGCCGATGTCGTTCGGTGCCGAGATCACGCCGTCCTGCTCCATGCGCAGAATCATGGCTTCGGCGGTTTCTTCATCAACGGAAAAGTTCGACTTGATGAAGCTGGTGCTGACCTTGCGCTCACGTTGTACCAGCAGCACGGCGTCAAGGTATTGGTCTTCGTTGAATGGCTGAGGCTGCTCGACTCGAGTGGTCACAGTCTCATCAGCGCCAGGCTTGGCCGGATCAATTGCAAGCAGCAGGGTGCGCAGACCTTCGTCATCCGGAGCGCTGATCACGCCGTTTTCGGCCAGGGCCAGGATGATGTCGGTTACGTCCTTGCGCTTGACGCCAGCAGCGGTCTGAATCGCCTTCGCGCTGATATCGCCGCCGCTGGTGACGTGATTGAAAGCCAGTTCATACGGGGTCAGTGGAGCTGGATTAGCCAGGTCGTCCGGCCATTGTTTGGCGTTTTCATCGGCCAGCTGTTGGAGAGCGCCCAGCGGGTTTTCCGACTCCACATCCAGCGGCAAATCGTTCTGGTCCTTCTGCGGCTTGTTGCTGTCCAGGGCGTCGTAGTACTCGTCTGGCGCCAGCACCAGCAGCGCACGGTGGTTCACGGTGTCAGTGAGCGCATGGCGCTGCGGATCGCTGGTGTCGACGTCAGACACAACACGAATGGTCTTGCCGGCCACCATCACGCTTTTCACGGTGGTGACGATTGCGGACCGACCGTTGGCTGCGATCACAGCGACTGCCGAACTGATAAGATCTTTCACCGCATCGTTCAGATCGTCGATCAGCTTGGCTTCTTGGTTTTCCTTCAGCTTCGTGTTCTTGCGAACAGCTGTCAGAGCCGCTTCGACCAGATCGCGAGCGATGAACTTCGCGGAAAATTCATGCGCAGGGACGTTCATCATGCGCGCTTGTTCGATCAGTTCTTTTTCTTGCAGGTTCATAGGCGTAAATCCCATTTGGTGAGGTGTAATAAAGAGAAGCCAGTATCTTTGCCATCACGGATCAAGTCAACCACTTGGCCAGCATTATTTTCAGATTTGCCATCAAGCTCTAAAGCTTCACAATCCCCTCGCGTACCAGTGCATCGATAGTTCGAAAGCAACCTTCCGCGTGGTAAAGCCGGTAATCCCTGATTGAGCTGGCATCGGTCCGGCCGTCAATCGCGTCATGGCAAGCTGAGCATGCCCACGCTCCCTGTAGATCGTTTGGCTTAATTCCCGTGCCGCAGGTGCCAGCCAGTCGGTAATGCGCCAGCACGACGGTTTCAGGGTTGCCGTTGCAGATTCCTGGGATGCGTACCATGCAATCCCGGCCGCGCGCAGCTTTGGTGATTCGGTTCTGACTCATCAGTAGCGTCCATCCCAGTGATCGATCTGCGTCCATTTAACGTCGTGTTCAGCGCCAAACGCCTGAACCCATTCGATCAGCTCGGCGCACTTCTTAATGCTGAGCTTGCTGGTTGGCTCGTACAGCACGTCGATGCCGTTGCCGTCGATGGCCGGGATCATCTGGATGGTGCTTCCTCGCTCGCGTAGCCAGGCAGCCATGCACAAGCGCTTCCAGATCGTGACGTCCCACTTCATGCCGGCGTGTTCCACTTGGCGTGCGATGTCGGCCAGGCAAGCGTGCAGCTTCTTGTTCTGCTCGGCGCTCCGGTCCTCGCCGACAATGGTCGCCTTCTTTGGCTTGGAGAGGTCCAAGCCGGTCAGGTATCCGATCAGGCGAGCGCGGTCAGATTCGGTGGCCAGCTTGAAGTCCATGTCAGATCCCCAGCACGCGATTCATGCGGTCTTCAAGGATCTCGTAGAAGGTTTTCACGCGCTCTTGCATCTTGCGGATCATCTTTTCGTCGCGCTCCATGCGCTTGATGAACAGCGGCATGCCTGGGCAGTAGCTGATGAAGTCGATCCAGTCCCGATCTGAAAGCCACAAGCCGCCCTGGCACTGGGCAACGTGTTCCTTTGGAACTTCATCGGAAAGGATGATGTCGACCTGAAACTTCGGGAGTTTTGTCTTGATCTCGTTGAGTCCTTTCGGGCCTACGAGCGAGTCAGGACTGTAACCACAGCCGTGATTGAGGATGATCGCCACCTGATCACACTCAAGATCAGTTTGCGCCAGGTACAGGGCGCGTGCCTTCGGCTCCAGCTCGTGGCCGCGCTCGGTATGCTTGTTTCCTTCAAATGCATCCGCCGATTCGCCAGTGATGCGCTCGCCAATCAGGATGTTCATGTAGGTGATTGCTCCTACACCAAAGCCTTCGACACCTTTGCCGTCTACCAGCAAGCTGCTGATTTCGGACATGGTCACAATGCCAGTGCGCAGCGCGTGCCACTCGGGCGATCCTTGTTCTAAGTCACGGATGATTTGCATGCCCATTATGCGTTCCCCTGTGCGGCCTTTGCCGCTTTTGAAATTGAGTTGTTGAGGCCGGCCACCACGCCGTCAAATGCTGACTTCGCAATCTGGCCCGGGTCGCCGTACATCTTTTCGAAGTTGGCGTGAACCGCTTCGCTGCACTTGTCCAAAAGCCCCTGAACCTGGCGGGCCTGAGCAGGCGTGATCAGCGGATCGGTCGGCGCCTTGTATCCATCGTTGTCGTTGTCGTCGCCGCTGGTGATGTTCAGAAGGGCGCACATGACGTACCGTTTGCCGTAGGTGGTGGTCGACCCAACTTCCTGGACAGCGCTGCGCTGGGCGCCTTTATCTAGAGGCAAAATCATTTCGGTTTCTTCGCGGTGCCCGGCCTTGTGCATCAGAATCCCGATGATCTTTACGGCGCCGTCGTTGTTTTTTACCTTGAAAGACACGCCAAAACCGAACTTGGCCATGATCGGGCGCACCGCATAATTGATGTCGTCAAGGTCGGCATACATCTTTTTCGTGTGCGTGTTCTGCGTGCGCTTCTCCACCGACGGCATTTCACATTGCATTTCGGCAAACGCTGCGTTGAAGGCCTCCAGCGCGCTCTTGGCTTCCATCCGATCCTGCAGCGCGATCAGGCGTTCCAGCTTGTCCATGTCGCAGCGCGGATCGAGGGCCAGCCGGCTGATGGTCGATAGCATGCTGACTTCTTGCCCTGGTTGCTGGATCGCGATGGATTGGTGCCGCTCTTCCGGCATGATGATTTCTTGGGTCATTGTCAGTTACTCAGAAGGAAATGGTGACGCTCGGTACTTCGCCGCGGGCGATCTTCAGGACGATGGCCTTGGCCAGCTCTTCGCTGATGTTCATGCCAATGAAGGCATCTTTGGCGGCCTTGAGGACTTTCGATTTGTGCTCGACATCGGCCTGGCGTTCTTTTGCCTGGCGCTCAATCTCTGCCTTTTCATCCGCCTGGCGCTCGCGCTCGGCCTGTGCAGCGGCCTCAGCCTTGGCAGCGGAATCGCGCTCGGCCTGCTCGGCGCGCTGGTTGGCTTCCAGCTTTTCGCGTTCGGCCTTCTCAGCCTGCAGCTTCAGATCCAGTTCTCGGCGTTCGGCGGCGTTCTTTTCATCAAGAGCCTTTTGCGCCTGTTCGTCGCGCTCGCGCTGGGCCTTCTCTTCAGCTTCAGTGCGCGCCTTATCAGCGGCTTCACGGGCAATGCGCTCTTCACGGTCTTTCTGCTCGCGAGCTTCGGATTCGGCGCGCAGCTTTGCAAGTTCGGCCTGCTCTGCGTCTTGCTTCTCACGCTTGGCCAGTTGCGCGGCCAGCGATTCAATGGCGGCAGCTTTGGCGCGATGGGCTTCGGCTTCGAACTCTTCCCACTTCTCACCGACGACGATGCTTTGAACCTTAGCGAGCGAAGTCTTCAGCTCTTCAGCATCAAGGTCGGTGTTTTCGTTGGTGCGAAGCTTGAACCAATCAATGCCGTTTTGGAGTTTGTCAACTCGGGCGTCTTCTGCTGCCTGCCAGTCGTCCAGGGGCTTGCGAACCTCGTCCTTCCAAGCGTCTAGCAGGTCACGCATGCGTTTGCGCTCGGCGTCTATCAGCTTCGGGACTTCCTTCAGGTCGGCAACCAGCTTTTTGCCGACATCGTCCAGCGCGGTTTTTGAGCGGGCGACCTTGTGCGCGATCGAGGCGATAGCCTCTCGGCCTTTCTTGGTGGTGATATCAGGAATGAATCCATCGATCTCTTCACGGATATGCGCCAGGTATGGATCGAGGCCTTGCGCAGCACTGAACACGGCCAGGGCGTTTTCCTTGGTCGGAACTGTTGCGATTTCTGTCTTGCTGGTCATTCGATAATCCCCATTATCAGGCGCCGGATTGGCGCTGCGTTGCCACTATAATTGCCACCACGAATGATGGCAATTGTTTTATTCGATTCCAGCAGAAATAACGTTGTGCATGGTGCGAGTCATGGTTTCGATGGCGCGCTTGAACAGCATCACGCGATCAATTGCGCGAGCCCAGCGCAGGCGCTCGATGATTTCGAACAGCTCAAGGTCGCCGCGCTTGCAGGTCAGCAGGTAGTAGTTTTCGTGCGGTGTTGACTGCCAGGTAATGCGCTCGCTCATTGATTAAGCTCCTTGACCTTGTCGAGGCAGGCGTTCAACTCGCGAGCCAGGTCATAGCATTGGTTTGTCGTCAGGACTGGTGCGCCACGGACTTTTTCGAGGGCCTTAAATACGTCAAGACCAAGCACCGCTACCGGCGCGGGCTGCGAGACTGGTTGGCGGTAAAGGATTCGAGTTTCATACATGTGGCTGTCAGTGCGGCAGACACTAAACGTGAAGTCGTCCATATCCTCCCATGTTGCTGGCTCTCCTTTGATCTCGCGGGCCTGCAGCACCGCCTCACCCTGCCCACCCTTCAGCCGCTCGTTCTCTACTTGCAAATCACTGTGGTACTCGGCGGCTATCTCAAGCTCACGATCCCGAATCTTCAGATCCGCCGTCAGCCGTGCGATGGCGGCTTGCAGTTCGGCGAGTTCGGGCGCGAGTGCTTGTGTTCGGAGCTGCTCCGAACATTGCGGATCGACCTCCGAACATTGGCGCTCGACGACAGGGGCGGCGAGGATTGCGCTCAGCTGATTAGCCGCATTACCTCCTAAACCCCAGCACTGAACGGTATCGCCGTATAGAAGCGATGCCAGTTCCCGGCTGATTTCAATTTTACTGCTCATTCGCTTCACCCTCTCCAAGTCGTGTTGCAGATATGACACTTGTGCATCAGGCCAAAATTCCAATGTTGGAATGGCGACGTACCGCACTTCGGACACTTTGTCATTTTTTAGAATCCTTCCAGCCCTTACTGAACAGCTTGCGTGACATTTTGTCGGTGCGCGGATAAGGGTTATCTGACTCTGGAAGCCCGATGGTTCCGAAGTACATGCCCTGCTCATAAGGAGAATCCTCTACGGATACTCTTGATCCATCTGCACGTATCCGCGCCGCTGGCATTGGCAAATCATTCATTCGCTTGCTCCCGATTCGGTGGGGTTACGCTGCGAGTCCAAAAATGCGCGTACATTCTTTGCCAAGCCGGCTCTTGGGTTAAGCGCAGAAAGGCCAGAGGCAAGAAGCCTTGTTGCAAGCTGCAAGGATGCCGATGATTCCGCATTCCGCTGCTCGGCGGCTGTCAGGCGTTCTGCCTGCTTGTGAATCTCCGTTGTCAAGAACGCGATGCGCTGTCGCAAGTGGTCGGCGCGACCAGATTTGGCCAGCTCTTCCCGCAACTCTTCCTGCTTTTCGATTGCAGCCTTGTACGCAACTTCAGAGTTGTGTTCGTTGCGCTTGGCCGTGGCCAGCTCTTCCCGCAGCGCAGCCAGTTCGGATTGGGCGGATTCCATCAGAGGCGCCATGTTCCGCTCAAGATCGGTAATCACCGACCACATACTCACAACAAGCGGTTTTCCTTCTTTCTCCGCCATGCGAACCATCAGCCGGTAGCTGTCGGCATAGCCAAGGATCGGGTTATGTACTTCACTCATTTTTCAAACCTCCGATAGTCCGTTATGAAACAGGCGGCACGTCAGCGCTGCCGTGATTATTGATGCGAGAATCCAGTAGGCGAGCAAGGTCATTTCAGCTTCTGGGCGGCAATGGCCTGGCGCGTCGGTCCGTAGGCCATGTTCCAGCGGGAGACGTGTCGTTGGTGGCTGGTGGCTTCTTCTCCTGGGTGTACTTCTGACTTGCAGCCAGGGCAAAACGCTTGATCGTCGCAGATCGCCACATTGCAGCATCTGGTAAACATCGTGCTATTGGTCGACGAGCTCAGGTACACGCTTTTCATCATCAATCCTCACTCAATTTGCCCTGGTACGCCTTCTGGCACCGCGGGCAATCACCATGGTTAGAAATCCACTCAGCCGAATAGGCGCTCTTGTGGCAGTAAGTGCAGTTGACCATTACGAGGTCTTCAGGCGGATCAAGGGGCGGGCCGCCGATGTAGATCGAGTTGCGCGGTTTCACTTCCAGATCCCCGCACCAACCGCCAGCCACATGCAGCCCATCAAGGTGGCGGCGATGGAAATACTGGCGGAGCCGAGGACGTACAGCACCGGGTGGCGTTGCGCGAAGGGCGCCGGCTCTTCACTCAGCGGGATCGGCTCGCCGGCCTTGATCATCACGCCACGGGAGCGCCAGTAGTTCAGCGCGTGGGCTTCCAGGATGGTGCAGCGTTGGGCTTGGCTCATGATTTGACCTCGACCGCAACAGCCTCACAGAAGCGAGACGGCGCCCAATCGCAAGCCTCATCGGCAGGGATATGGCCGAACATGGTTGTGCAGCGGCGCGCATGCACGCAGTCACCACAGGTCTTGCCTTCTGGCAGGTTCATTTTGTCCGCGTTTCCAGGCTGGCGCTTCAGTGGTTCGCGTTCGGCACTCATCGATCACGCTCCTTAAGCATTGCATCTGCTTGCAAGTAAGCGTAAGCCGCGACGTTTTCACGGTTCGGATAGTCGTTGTCATTGGCCAGCCACCCGGCGACGTGCGCAGCCATGTATTTTGCCGCGAAGTAATCGCGAAGGGTCATTCCGCCAGACGACCCGTGGCCGCCGTATTCATTGGCGCCAAGCGGGAATGCTTGGCCGCCGTCATCTTTCTTGCTCATGCCGTCTCTCCTTGTCTGTTCTTGCGCTGGGCGCGAATCAAAGCGGTCATCACCAGCTGGTTGGAATATTCCGCCGGGGAAATGTGATTCGCCGCGCAAGCATATGAAAACATCGCCTCGGCAGTCTTCAGCGACTCTTCGGCGTATTCATCGCTCTGAGTGTTCTTGGCGATATCGAGGTGAAGATCAATCAGGGATTGTCCGGATGCTGGGATCATGGTCTTGCTCCTTGCGCTGGTCTTGGTACTGTCAAAGCCCCAATTAAGGGGCTTGAGGTGGGCGGGGTTGGTTATTTGAAGTTTTTCGAGTGGTTGTTGACCATGTCGTAAGCGGTGGCGCGGTCTTCGCCGGCTTCCATGATCTTTGCAACTGCACGGCGACGAATAGCCGTTTCCGAAGTGCTGTTGATCGAGCCTGATTTGTTACGTTTAACGGTCTTCATTTCTTCGGTCATTTCGATCAGCGCTTTGGCGGTTGCTTGGATGTTCATCTCGTCTTGCTCCGTTGTTTGTTTCGATGTGGCGACAATATCAATATGCAGATAATGCGTCAACGAGCATTGGAAATATATTTAAAAGCTTGTGAGGATGCGAGATAGATAAATCGCAGGCAAAGAAAAGCCCAGCGCTTGGCTGGGCTCTTGTGGCGCGGCTCGGGTCAGGCGGCCTGCTTCAGCTCGGCCGGCGCCTTCTTCGTGTATTGCGACAGGAGGCGCTGAAGCTTTGCCTCGAACTCATCGCGCTCACTGTCAGGCAGGTGCTTGATCACCGCCGATATATCGTGAACGAGGAAGCCGGTCAGGATGT